TCCAATTGCAGCAAATGTAACACTTTGTGCAGGTTGCCCCCATAGTCCGTCTCCGGTGGTGACTTTAGTAAAACCAGTAGAGAATCCAGTTACTATTGGAGCAGTTCCGTGGAATGCATCATCAGCATTTGAAGGATTTCCACCAGCATAAATTTGTGATGAAAAATCTGCAAGGTAGTCTTCATACCATATTTTCTGTGGAGAATTTACGGAAGATACTGCATCAACTGCCTTTGAAAGACCCAAATGTGTTTCTAAAAGTGTACCTATGTTTCCTGTAATTGTTCCTGTATCATCAACAACTACAATGTGAAGTCCATCACCATTCCCCTGTCTTTGATCTGTATACTGACTGGTGGTTGGTTTTGGTGCAAGTTCTCTCCAGAAAATTGTTGCATTAGTCAAACCAAGAGTTTGGTTCTCGTACCAATCAGAAATAGATGTTGGAGTTATTCCAGCAAGTCCCGTAGCATTTCCAGTAGCAATCCCCGAGTTATTAATAAAACGAATACTGCTTGAGGTTAAATATGATGCAGAAGTAGATCCTTCTCCATAAGTAATCTTCGTTTCTGTACCAGAAGTTGTACCTGCTGTAGAAACTCTTGATAGAATTTTTACATCAATACTGCTGTTGCCGTTTGTTGCATCAGTTGTAACACCGGTAATAATTCCCTTAAGAACTCCAGTAAATGATGTCGTTGATCCAGATCCCGCAATTGTAAGATTAGAAAGAACTGATGTAACTCCAAATCCAATCGTTGCACCAAGTGCTCCTGGGTTTGTTGTTGCAATACCAACAATTTGATCTGCAGCATCGTCAATGAAACAAACCTTTAATCCATTTGCCCAAGATCCAGGGTTTTTTGCTGCGTATGTATAATTTGTAGCCTCCTCATGATTACTAACATAATCATCGTAGTTATCAATTCTCAAAGCAGATGTAGAAGCTGCACCAACACCAGCATTAGCATTGTTTAATGTTGTTCCAGCAGTTCTAGCAACTTTAAGAACTCCACCATATGAAAGGAAGGCCGATGCGCTCATCCAGTACTCATATTGGGAATCTGTTGAAAGTGGTTTGCCAAAAACACGAATCAAATCCTGTTCGGTTGATATATCAATTGGAAAGTCTACAGGACCGATTGGGAAAGGACCCGCAATCACTCCAATGTTATCTAAAACATTATCTGCTCTTCCTATTGTTAAATCAACCTCTCTGACGAGTACGCCTGGAGATAATTGAGGAGTCGCCATTTTTTTCTCCGAAATTCTCTGTTTATCTGAAAGTATTTATTAAATAATTACTTTCCACTGGGGAAACATGACGTGAATATTACCAATCCAGATATTTGAATGGCACAACCATCGATAGACATATTCGGAGGATGCTTTTATTATTCTTTTAGTTTGTCCAATCTGGTAATCCTACTTCAGTTTCCGGATTACGTTTTAATTGCACTTCTCTGAGCAGTAAGTCATTAATTTCAGAAATAACTTTTGNACCAAGGTTCTCTTTAACCCAATCAATTACAATTTCTGGTGTTAATTGATCTAAGGGCACAAAACCATCTTGATTTGGGTAATCGGCAAAAATAACCTCTTTTAAATTTTCTCTTAAAGGATATTTCTGCAGCATTCCTGGATGATGAAGTAAAATATTCCCACCTGCTGAAGCAGTAGCATCTTGATCTTTTATTGATACTACATACTTAACTCTATACACTACATTAGTTTGAAGTGCCCATTCTAAACTTTTAATTTCCCAATTTAATTCCATGTTTGTTTTCTCTGAAATTTATTTTATTTGTAATGTGTGGATCCGTAATACTTACTTCACGTAAGTGAAGGAAGACCAAGGCAATCCTTCTGCACTTTCAGGATTCTTTTTTAATTCCAATTGCTTTGACATTTTTTGATTAATATTAGAAACAGATTCTTTACCAAGAGATTCTTGAACCCAACTAATTATAATTTCTGGTGTTAGTTGATTAAAGGGCACAAAATTCTCTTGATTTGCATAATCAGATAATGAAAATTTTCCTTTCAGAAGTTCAGTAGATCCAGATGCTGAAATGGTATTATCTCCATCTGTTTTGTATACTTCATAATTAACCTTAAAAACAACATCATCTGCTAATGATCTCTCTACATTTACAATTTTCCATTCTAATGTCATAACAATCTCCGATACTTTAAATATTATTTATACAAGATTACTTTTTACTAGAAAGAAAATCTGTGAGTATTACCAATCTGGATATATGTATTCAATTAAAGATGATTTATTTTCTTTACTCTTATCTACTCTTTTTTTAGTACATTCTTTACACTCATAAGAATATGAAGATGCAACGGGTCCTCTATCTTTACGTGTTCTATAAAACTCTCCTATTAAATTTTTAACCTCTCTACAAACTCTACATTTTCTATCATTGAGTAACAGGTGACTTAATTTTATTTGCTTATCAATTTCCATTACTACCTGTATTCCCACATGTATGAACGATCACCATATTCATCAGAAAACCAACGATCACCCTCAGAATCAACAAAACTTGTTTCGTCTAACCCATCAGAAACAAAACCAAAAGGTGCCATATCTTGTTCTATCTGATTTTTTTGTTCATCATAAAGACGTTTTCTAACATCTTGATCAGTAAGTTCTTTAAAATAATCCTGACAAACTAACCAAGCATATATTACAAGGCACATTGCTAGGTCGTCATTGCAACCCTCTTCTGCCTCAAAAGAATTATGTTTCTGAATGAAAGTTGTAAGTTCACTAATAATTTCATAATCATTGAAGATAAGTTTATCCTCTTCAATCATTGTTTTTAAATTAAGACACCCAATTTTTTTAACTGTCTTAGACATCTTAACTCCTAGTTGAGTCTTCTTACCCGAAAAACCTTGCCCTACTATTTGACCAGCCCTACCTCTCATAGAACACATTAAAATATTTTGATATTCAAGGTCGTATTGAAGGATGCTAGCAACCTGATCTCCTACATCATTTACTTCGCATAAGATAAAAGCATTATTGTAATTTCTTGCGACTTCATAAATTACACCTGGAAACATCATTGGTTTGATTTCATTATCTCTATACTTTGCTACAACTTTATGGGGAAACTGTGTAATGTCTACCACAACGAATGCTGAGTAATCGTTTCCTACCCCTCTAGCAACGTCTACAGTCATTATATAATCACAATCCTGACTTGCACTCACATAAACGTCTAAACCCGCGTTACTAGTCTTAGGATGGTCGTAGACGAAGTTCCTGAGTTTAGATGGTGCAATCAGAGTATCAACAGATCCAAGAAATTCGCATTCAAATTCAACCTTAAACTGTTGTTCACTTGTGTTAGCAATTGTCTGTGCTTTCCAGGCAGAATCTCTACCAGGAACCTCACTCCAATGTACATCAGTAAAAATATATCCATTTTTGCCAGTTTCGGCATCGTGCCACATTCGGTAGAAATGATTCATACCATGTGGTGTTGAAACAATAATTACCTTTGTGTTTTGACCTGAAGTAATGGTTGGATATACTGATGCAAAAAATGAGTCTGCAATGTGATTTGGAACAAACGCAAATTCGTCCAAAAACAATATGTTAAAAGACATACCACGAACAGCAGAAGCTGAAGTTGAGGCAGCCATAATTTTAGATCCATTCTCAAGTTCTAATGAACCTTTGTTCCAAGAAATAACACCTTGCTGCATCCATTTAGGAAGATTTTCATATGCGGTTTGGAGACGATCTAAAAGTTCTCTTGCGGTTGCTGCCTTGTTTGCTAATATACCAATATTTACATTATCATTAAAGACTGCATAATGAAGAAGGTATGAAACAACCGTAGTGCTTTTACCTGTTTGACGAGGCATCTTACATATATTAAATCTATTCTCGTGAAATCTATTAATAAGTTTTTCTTGAAAAGAATAAAGACTAAATGGCATTAGACCATGGTCAAGAGTTACAATTTTTACATAATTTTTTGCAAAATATACAGGGTCGTCTTTACACCTCACAAACTCAAGAATTTGTTCTTGAGTAAACTCCATTGAGGTATTTGCCTTTTTTAATAAAGGATTGCCTAAGTAAATGTTATCGGGCATAATATAATCTCCTTATATCAGCAATTCCATGCTCTGAGTGATTTATTAATTCTGCTATCTGGATCTCGGGCAGTTTTAGTAGATGTTAACTTTGCTTTCATGCCTTTCATTCGGGCACAGAATGAAGATCTGCGGGGATTTCCAACTTCCTTTGAAGGTGGTTTTAGATCACTTCCAGGATTATCTGCTTCGTAAGATTTACGACCCTTCTCATTTAAACCACCTTCAGAATTTTTACCAGACTTTTTAGTCCAAGCAGCACCCTCTTCTATTTCAATTTCTTCATTCACAGATTTATTAACATAAATTAATGGTTGTCCTGGAACAAATTCAGAAACTTTAAAAGTCAAAATTCTACAATCAGGGTAAATTTTTTTAATTTCATACTCAACATTCTTTCTAGTTGGGATGCCTATTTGTGGGAAGAATATTTTTGTTCCATAAGTTTTACCTCTCCAATTAAACATCACCGAAATAATATTACCTGTTTTTGCTGGAATACGAACTGATTCTTCAATTTTAACATTTTCTACTTTTACACAATTTGGATATTTTTTACCAAACATAGTTTTCATACCTTTTTTCTTATATCCTTTCCAACATGCCTCATCGACACTCATTGGACACTCATCCATTCCGTGTACTGGGCAATCCTTTCCTTTTTTTGTTTTACTACAAGACCCTTCTACTGGTTTCCCAATACCAACCTCAGTTGGTTTGATTTTTTGTCCAGGAACATCAAACCCTTTTGGTAGAGGTTTACATTCTTTATTTGTATTACACCAATACATTCCTTTACCACACTTTTCTTCACCAAGTATTTTTTCAACTAAAGATATTTCTACTTCTTCTGATTTATTACCCCAATTATCAGCACCAACTTTACGACATTTTACAAGTGCTCCTGATGCATATGCTGAAGGCCAAACTGAATATCTTGATTTTACTTTAGTATAACAAGCATCTTTAGTTCCACTACCTTTAGTTTTTTTGTCAGATTCTTCAGACATTTCATTACTATCCAAATAGTCTGCCGCAGTATCAATATAATCTGCTGCTTTGGTAATTTTAGATTGAACCCAGGCAGGTAATTGTGTGTCACCCTTTTTGATAATTTTTCTTAATTTTTTAACAGCACTATCAATTGTATCCATCTCGGTACTTGCCATATATCCTTCTTCATCTTTTTCTTTTCCAGAAGCAATTGCTTTATGATTTTCTTTAAAAAATTCTTCTTTCATTTTCTTTGTTGGGGAATCGGTGGAAACATAAGTTGGTGATGCAGAACCTGATTTTGATTGCTGCCCTGGATCTTTTTCTCTTTTTCTTCTTACTGCAGATGCTACTTCACCTTTACTCATACTTGCTAATTTATCTCGTGAGAAACACTTAGGAGTTTTGGTTTCACCAGGTTCATTAGCACATGGAGACCCATCTGATTGTACCCAACCAGGTTTTCCATCCTTTGATTTAGACTTACCAAACCAATCACGAAGACCTTCTTCATTTACAACATCTTCATATGCCATTTGGATTTCAGTAATCAATATCTTTTTTATATTTATTAGTCCACTCTTCTCTAAACTGTTTGAATGTCTTCATTATCTAGTTGTTGTTGCTTTAAAAGCTTTGCTAGTTCTGCAGTTGATCCTACAAAAAGTGCATTATTAACTGTGGTTGGACCTTTTGGTTTGTCATCGTCAATATCTTTTACTTTCTTTTGAAGATCTAATAGTTTATCTGTAATGTCACCTACACTTTTAATGAGTTGTCCAGCAACTTCATATGCACGGGGCATCTCAGATTCTTGTGCTAATTCAAGAATTCCATTAATTGCTTCTTGTCCTTTTTCTATTAAAGAATATAAATTTCCTCTAGTATAATCGTAATCTTTTTTAACATCATCTACTACTAGTGCAACTTTCTCTATTTTTTCTGTTATTGTT